AACCCCTTTCGCTCGTTATAGAATTTATAATTAGATAGGGGACGGGTAACAGGACTATTTTTCTATGATTTATATCCAGTCTAGATCTATACCAGATCGTACTAGGTGACTGGGGTTGTCAATCAATCTAAAATCTATCATCATCAGCTTGGATTTTCAAAATGGGCAGGAGTCGGTGAGGTGAGTGCCCCATCCGCATCTTCCCCCAAAAAAAAATCGTGTTTTTGTTGAGTTATATTTCGTGTATAGTATGGATAGTGTTTATAGGAGAGATATATATGACAAATATAGTTATAGAGAAAGATGTAGAGATACCGAAAGAGAGAAAGAGATATGATTATCCATACCGAGAGATGGAGATTGGGGATAGTTTTTACATTAAGGATGGGAAGATTACGGTGATGTGTAATACGAACTATCGGATGAGTAAGTTATTGGGTAGGAAGTTTATTGCTAGGACAGATAAGAAGGGGGTAAGGGTATGGAGAACCAAGTAAACAGTGTGGAGAGTTATATTGAGGTGGCTGCGGATGATGCGAAGAAAGCGTATATGCAGAGGATTTGGGCGATGACGAAAGATCAGATTTTTCATGAGTTGATGCGTGTGCATGGTGAGAGTTCGCGGTTATTGTCGATGGCGCAGCAGGAGATTTTGCGTTTGCAGGAGTTGGTTGATCCTGAGGATGATGGAGATGCCATACATTAAGCCAGACGGTATGGAGGAAGTCTGGGCGAGGGAATTGGCGAGGAGTCGTGAGATATTTCAAGAAGAAATGAGGAATGTACTTTCTTGCCAAACCAAAACCGATAGAAAACAGTTATTTGAAAAGTGGAAGGTGACTTACACTGAGGGTATGGTAAAGGATTTAGTGAAATGCGCGCAGGATAAAACGTATCGCGTCATGGTTGCAAATAACTCAAAGGAAAAAAATGAGTAGCTTTGACTTACAGAATTTCTATCACTTTTGTAAACAACTTAAAATTGAGACAAAAGAGCAAGGCTTACGCAAGATGGATCATCTCTTGGGGACACAGACGTATGTCATGCAAGAGATTGCTAAGGGTTTGCAAGACGATATTCATTTTTTTGTTATTTTGAAGGGGAGACAACTTGGTATTACCACCATCTCACTTGCGCTGGACCTGTATTGGCACTTCATCCATCCAGGACTCCAAGGAACGCTTACTACCGATACCGAAGAAAACCGCGACATGTTCCGAACCACCCTATCCATGTATATGGATGGTTTACCCAAAGAGTATAAAATCCCACTCCTTGCACATAACAGGAATCAGCTTTCTCTCAAAAACAGATCTCGTCTCTTTTATCAAGTTGCTGGGCTTAGAGCAAAAGGAAGTCTTGGTCGTGGCAAGGCGATTACATTTCTCCACGGAACTGAAACGAGTTCTTGGGGAGACGAAGAAGGATTGGCTTCTCTCTTAGCTTCCCTTGCGGAAACCAACCCCAACCGTTTATACACGTTTGAGAGTACCGCCAGAGGTTTTAATATGTTTCATGATATGTATGTCACCGCTAAAAAAGCACGGTCACAGAGGGCTATTTTTTGTGGTTGGTGGCGCAATGAATTGTATATGGCAGATCCGAATTCTCAAGTGTATAAAGTGTATTGGGATGGCAAGATGACGGGCGAGGAAAAAGAATGGGTGCGCGACATTAAGAAATTGTACGGGTTTGAAATCAATTCCAGACAATTAGCGTGGTGGCGTTGGAAAATGATTGAGGGCATCAAGGATGAATCGCTCATGTATCAAGAGTTTCCACCGACAGAAGATTATGCGTTTGTGATGACAGGTACATCGTTCTTTAGTAATGCACGGTGTACGGATGCTGTCAAAGCACTCAAAAAGAAAAGTCCTGCGTATTATCGTTATTCCTTTGGTGCTAACTTTCAAGACACGAATGTTCTTAAATCCACGGAGAGGCTTGCCTCTTTAAAGGTTTGGGAAGAGCCAGTCGATACGGCTTACTATGTGATTGGTGCAGATCCTGCTTATGGCAGCAGTGACTGGGCGGATCGGTTTTGTATTCAAGTGTTTCGATGCTATGCAGACGGTTTAGAACAAGTGGCTTGTTTTGCTACGAGTGAACTCAATACCTATCAGTTTGCTTGGATTATTGCTCACTTAGCAGGAGCATATAAAAATTCCACGTTAAATCTTGAAGTCAACGGTCCAGGTCAAGCCGTCATTAATGAATTGCGTAATTTAAAACGTCAAGCAGCTGCGATGGGAACGGCATTAGGTAAAGACTTGATGGATGTGTACGGCAATATGCAAAACTACATTTGGCGTAGAAATGATACCCTTGGAGGAGTTTCTAATTCCATTGGATGGTTGACAACGGCTGCGACCAAAGAACGGATGTTGACGTACATGAAAGATTATTTTGAACGACAAATGTTGGATATTGTCGATATGGATACGATTGAAGAAATGAAAACGATGGTGCGTGAAGATGGCGGTATTTATGCAGCAGGTAGAAATAAAGATGACCGTGTGATTGCCGCGGCTTTAGCATGCGCTGCCTATGCCGAACAAGTACAACCACGGTTGATTGCGCAAAAGATTACCCGTAATATCAGCCGTATTCAAGATGAGTTTACACCAGAACAATTAACCGTTGGCAGAAATGTAAGCGATTACTTAAGAAAGATTGGCGTATATGGTTCTAAAATTTAGTATATAATCATCATAAGGAGGTGGTTATGGATAGTGAAATTCGTAAAGAACAAAAAAGATTAGCTGCAAAAAGGTTTCGTGAAAAAAACCCAGACAAAATTAAAGAAAATAATTTAAATTATTATTGGAATAATCGAGAAGAACGATTAAAAAAACAAAAAGAGTATTACCAAAAAAACAAAGATGTTATTGGTGAAAAAGTTAAAGAAAGATATTTAAAAATAAAAGATAGTCAATCTGAAAAAACAAAACAATTTCGAATTGACAATCCTTATTTTGTAAAAGAAAGAGAAAGGCGTTATTACTTTAAAAAACAATACAACATTACTATTGATGATTTAAAACAAATGTGGGAAAGTCAAGATGGATTATGTGCAAATTTGAATTGTTTAAAAGAATTAACATACGGAAAAGCTGGGTTTGCAATTGATCATTGTCATAACACAGGAAATATAAGAGGATTGCTTTGTATGAAATGTAATGTAAGTTTAGGCAATGTAAACGATAGTGTAGATAAATTAATTGGATTAATTGCTTACTTAAAGGCACACAATGGAAAAGTATAAAACCATTCCTCAACGGGAACTCATGCGCATCATGAAAAAATTTTATCGTGATCCCCAGCGTGGCATTAGTAAAAAACTCTTTGCCGACTTATCGGGTTTTGATGAAAGCTATTTGCGTAAAATTTTTGAAGATGAAGAATTTCCCATGACGATGGCTGTGCAGGTGAGAGTCAGTAAAGCGTATACGGAATGGAGAAATGGTGAAGTAGCAATTATGAAAAATCGAGATAATAGTCGATTTGTGCAATATCGTAAAGATGCAGTACCCATCATGGAAAAGAAAAATGGATTAGAAGTAGTCGATGGTCAAATTAAGCTGAAAATTGGTTTGGTTCATAAGTACGATTATTCAACTAAAACACTTGACGAACAATTAGAAAGGGGTTAAAAATGGCAGTATTAAAAGATTTTAAATGTGATAAACACGGATATTTTGAAAGCCGTAAGGCGATGTGTCCGATGAAAGGGTGCGATGCAGAAGTTTATCAAGTACATCTCCAAGCTCCTGGGCTTGTCAGTCAACGAACCAAAACGGCAGACAAAACCCTTAAAGGACTCGCAAAAGACTTTGACATGTCCGACATCAAGTCCACCAAAGAAGGCGAAAACCAAGCAGGTTACCTCGCCCGTAAAAACAAATTCACCGAAAAAGAATACGCAGAAGCGGAAAAATACGCCACCCGTAAAAGAGGTGTCAACAAAGACAAGCTCAAACCAGTCATCCAAGAAACCCCGCGTGAAGCGCGCCCAGGTGACGCAGCGGTCTGGGGTGGCGGACAAAACGGAATGAACATGCAATCTATTCTTGCTGGACAGTTCTCAAAACCTGTCGGTCCATCCTTAGGTAAAGAACCAGAAATGACTTCCATTTTGCCAAGTCAAGCAGGTATTCAATCAGGTCCAAAGACGGCAAGTTACTTTAAAGATCAAGATAATTTACAATTGAAGAAATGAGAATTCCATCTAATCCCCTACACCGAGAAGATTTCTATTTAGACATCATGGAAAAATGTATGGTGTCAAGAGAAGAACGTAGGGGAGATTACACCAACCTAAGAGCATACTATTTGTTTGGTGCTAATCCAGAAGAACCACCAGCGTACTTTAATAAAATCAATCCACACATTGATCAATTAACGTCATTTTTGTATTCTTCCGAAACGACACGGTTTTCGATTCAATTGGGGGCGTCTGTTCATCCTAGTGAACATCATAAAACCCCAACACTCACGCAAGCATTAAACGATGAATGGTTAAACTCCAATGCAGACCAAGTATTTTCTACGGCATTAACGTGGGCGTTGGTATATAACACCACGTTTGTTAAGTTAGTTTATAACAAAGGTATTCAACCGTATTTAATTGAACCATCGTCTATTGGCGTTCTGCGAGAAGATAGTCCTTATGCAGACCGTCAAGAAGCTATTGTTCAAACGTATCATATTACTAAATCGGAGCTGTACGCACGTTTGTATTCGCATCCACAACGTGAAGCCATCATTAAACGGGTAGTGGGTGGTATTAAAGTACAAGAATCTGACATTCCAGACGCAGTAAACCGTATTGTCATGTCACAAACTAATCCAACTATTTACGGTAACGTCAACATGGAACTCTACGGAACAAACCGTTATAAAGCACGGGTTGCCGAAGATATGATTGAGATGAAAGAATGTTGGTTATGGAACGATGATACGCAAGATTACCAAGTAGTGACCATTGCTAACCCTGATGTAGTCATTTATGACCGACCAGGTTCAAGTATGTTTTTAAAAGGCGAATGTCCTTTTGTGCAAATATGTCCAGTCCCACAATACGATTACTTTTGGGGTGTTTCAGAAGTTTCTAAGCTCGTTAACTTACAACAACTCCGAAATACACGCATGACCGAGATTTTGGATTTATTATCCAAGCAAGTAGCGCCACCACGGGTGTTTTCAGGGATTGGCGGTATCATGGATGAGAAATTTTTGGCTTTAAATCGGGCTGGCAGTCATATTGCAAGTGATATGCCTGGTGCAAGAGTAGAAAACCTTGCGCCTGAGATGCCGCCTGATCTTTTTGAGGTAATTCATGAAATTGATAATATGTTTAGTGAAGTTTCAGGTATTTCTAACGTATTATCAGGAAAAGGTGAGTCTGGAGTTCGTTCACAAGGTCATGCAAGTCAATTAGCGCGTCTAGGTAGCTCAAGAGCTAAGAAAAGAGCATTAATTGTAGAGGATAGCCTTGAAAAAGTGGCTACTTTGTATTTAAAGCTCATGAAGAATTACGATGATACCTATTTTAAAGATATTGACGGAAAACCGTTTATTGCTGAACAATTTACCGATGATTTTGTAGTAAAAGTCGATGCTCACTCCAATAGCCCTATTTTTACAGAAGATTTAAAACAATTAGCGTTTAATCTCTATAAAGCACAAGCCATTGATAAAGAATCTTTACTTGACTTATTAGAACCACCAATGAAACAATTACTAAAAGATCGTTTGAAAAAACGTGAAGAGGAAGAAAAGAAAAATCCTCCGCAACAAAAAGGTAAAGAACCGCATAAAATGAAAATGGAAGAGTAATGGCTACTGGCTCTATTGCACCTCGCGCTGATCAACCCAAAGTTTCAACAAAGTCGTTGAAGAGAAGCACTACTCCCAATTTGCAGTACAAAACAACAGGTATTAAAAGTTTTAATCGTGGTGCGCGCAAAGATTACGGTGGGCGCGCTACGAGGGGATAAACACGAGTTTCCCGTGAGAAGGAAAGGGTGTTGGCTGCCAACCTAAAATCGGTGGACCGCTTGGATAAGGAGATTTTCCATGCGTAAAGGAAGAAAAGGCCGTAAAGGTCGCAAATAATATTACCTTAGGGTAATGTTTTAACCCCTCTTTGAAAGGCGGAGAATAAATGCCTTTCTCTTATTTGTATACCCTCCCTTGGGGGTGGGAACTGAAATATTACCCCCACTTGACATTTTCATAGAAAGGTTTAATCTTTCTTGTAACTAAATAGGAAAAGACTATGGGCGTACCACAAGATCAATTGATGAGTTTGTTGAAAAGTCAAAAAGACAAAGCAACTCCTATGGGAGCACCACCTGTACCTGATACAAATATGGGTATGTCTGATCCCAGTAGTGCGCCAATGGCGTCTCCTATGTCTACACCAG